CATCAGCTCTTTCTTCAGCTCCTAATGGCACAAAACCACCTTCTCTATAATCTTTTTCCATACCACCTAGGTCCATTAAACCACCTTCTGCTTTTCTGTTTCTTAAAGCATCATAAATCATTTTTGATTCTTCATCCATCAATCTAGTGTCGCCACCAGTAAAATAGTCTTGGCCAGACATAAACTCATCAACGTTTTTGTCTCCTAATCTTAATCTTTTAGATATTACATCTAAAGCACCTTCATCTAAAGCATTGATAATATATTCACCATCAGCATCTTTAGTTATGTCATAACCTTCTTCAATAAGACCATCCATAAGTTTTACGGCCTTTCTTGACTTAGGTGTGATAAAAACATCTTGACCAACAGCTTGTGCTTGTGGTCCATATTCTGTCATAACATCCGTGTCGCTGACACTTATGTTTATATCGGCATCATCAAATAAAGATTTAACTTTACCTACACCAGCTTTTAACATTTGACCTGCTTTTTGTAATACGCCACCACCTATTCTGTATCCTATTCTGCCACCGTAAGCTTTCATATTTAATATACTTAACATATCAGTTATAGTGCTAGCGTCTTGACCAGTTATACTAGAAATTTCGTCTACCCCTGCTCCTCTATTTTTCATGTCTACAATCATAGAAAGTGTTTCTTTATCTATATCTGGAAACATATCCTGTATCATAAATTTATTTTTTTCTTCTTGATTATCTCCTAGCATGCTTTGAGTTTCTCCACTAACTATTTGATCAAATCCAGATTTTAAATTTTTAAAAAAATCAAGAGGCCCTGCATAACCAGGTCTTGAACCGTCACCACTTGGTCCTACTAATTGTCCACCTGCATATCCTGGTCTTAAACTAGCTAGTCCACCATCAGCAGCATAGAAAGAACTTCTAACAGCAGATTTTTGAGGCATAAAATATAATGCAGATTGTGTAGGATCATTGTAATATGCTCTAGCCTGGCTTCTAATATCTTCTACCATTGGTTGTGCCATATTAAATGGTGTACCTTCATCAATTTCTTCTTCATCACCACCACCCATTAAAAATGGTGCAGCAATTGCTCCTGCTCCTAAGGCACCCCCTAATAATCTTAATGCACTTACGTCTGCTTTTGCTTTACCACCTACTCTAAATATATCACCTATAGATTGAAGTTTAGTTCCTGTTCCAAAATATTTACTTGCAAATGGTGCTATACCCTGTGTTCCAAATAAACCTTTTACACCTAATCCACCTGGAGTCATAAAAGATGCTCTACCAAATAAACCACCAAAAGTTGTTCCAGGTATACCAAAACCAGCCGCACCTAATAATGCAGCTTTACCCAGAGGAGATTTAACAACTTTACTTACAGCCTTCTTGGCTTTCTTTACAATTTTACCTAAAAAATAACCTTGTCTTGGTTCTTCAAGACCCATGATTCCACCGTTATTTAATAATTCTTGTTGCATCATATTTCTAGAAATTGCCATAATCTTACCCTTTTATCGTCTTTTTTTATTATAATCAATCATATATATCTACGAGATCAGCTAGTCCACCATACAGATAACCAGATCTTCCTCTGCTTGAAGAAGGTGAAAATTGGCCACTTCCCACTGATGTTCCTGCTCTATCTGCGGCTGAAGTACTAAAACCTCCTCCAGCATTTGTAAAACCTTGTCTATCAGCTCTTGCATATACATCTGGGTTTGCTGCTCTTGCCCTAGCTGCAGTAGCTGCTTCTCTTTCCATTTGAGCTTGTCTCTCTGCTTCAGCTTTTTGTTCTGCTATTTTTTTATCAAATTCTTGTTGTTTAATTTGTTGTCTTCTAAATGTATATTTTTTCCTCATTAAATTAGTCATTTGATTTGCTTTTTTTGCAGCTTCTTCATCTTCACTTTCAAACATCCCTGTTTCAGGATTAAATGTTGCACCGTATTTTTCAGATAATCTACCTGTTAAACTATCTGTCAAACCACTGTACTCATCTCTAACTTTTTCTGCGTAATTACCAAATGCAGATCTAACATTAACACCAAAAGGATCTACATATCCTCCTGCAGTATTTTCTCCAAATACTGTTGGACCCCTGTATCCCATGCTTTGTTCTATAAACTGTTGATCTAATGCAGGTAATGTATCAAACTTATCCATTCTACTAAGAATGGCACTTACAGGACTAAGACCTCCTATAGTTTTACCTAAACTTTGTATACCTTGTCCAAAACCCTGTAGACTTTTTTGTATTTGACCTGCTCTAGTTAGTTCTAAAGGAACATCTGTACCGGTTCCAATGTATTCACCCATGTCTGGTCCCGTTAATTCTTGTTGTTGATAACTTGGAAAACCTAAAAAACTTTGATTAAGTTTACTTTGATATAAATCATCAACCAATGGAGAAGGTTGTCTATTTGCATAAGCATCAAAACCAGCTTTTGCAAAATCACCATAGTTTATGTCGCCAGCTTGTAGTGCACCACCCATAGTGTTTGCTCCCATAGGTGTAGATTGGTATACAGCTGGTATACCTGAAGGCACTTCATTTTCTGTACCTTGTGGTATTGCATATGGATTTAATAAGTACTGACTCTGAGGTATATATTTATACCCCGCGTCATATACCGATTGATCATATGGACTTAATGCCATTATTTATCCTCTGAGTCTGATGCTGCTCCTAATGGAGGCATTGCTGCTACTTTAATTTTTAATGATCTTGTAATTTCTTCTCTAACAGTAGGTGTTGATGTATTTGCAATATCATCTTCTGCTTCTTGATCTGAATTATATTCTTGATTAGTTCTAGTATTTCTTAATACTACTTCAGTTTCACATTTAACAACCGGTACTTTTTTACCATTTATGATTGTGTAGTTTACTGATCCTTCTTCTTTAAAAGCCATATTTAACTCCTGTTAATTTCTAATATACTTACAAAACCTTCTATCGCTCCTCCAGTAGAAGCCTGTAATCTTAATACATCATTTTCTTCTAAAATTAAAGACCCAGATACCATATTTTCAAAAGTTTTAGCTGCAATTACTTTATGAGATACTTCATATTCTGTTGTTGCAGAATTATCATAGACAAATACTTCTAATTCTGGGTTGGATCCAGCATGGTTATTTGCTTGAATAGTTTTAATGATTGCTCTTGAATCAGATGGAACAGTATAAATATCTGTTTTATCTGTGGTCGACAAATCAAAAAATGCGTTTTTATATATGTTTGCCATTAATTAGTTTGCTCCGTAAACCAAGCATACCTTTCAGTCTCTTGTTTTAATTCATCTAAGAATGTAGAATTTAATTGTTCTTTCATAATAGTAATTGCTCTATTAATTTGTTTTTGGTTAGACACATCATATTGTTGTTTTGGTTCTGGTATTCTTACATTAATCTTAGCCATTATCTTCTACCGTCTGGTTGTATATCTAATCTCATTGTTCCAAATCTCCAAGATTCAGAAGCAGAATCATTTTCTATTTTAATATTTACAAATCGTCCTCTAGCTCTTGTATCTTTTTTCTCTGTTGAAGAAGTAATTGTAAAAGGACTTAATGTTGAAGTTGTTTGTGTATCTTGTGGGTATCTTTTAATAGCTAGTGTTACTTTTGCATTACCCTGTAAGTTTTTAAAATCTGGTAAAAATCTTCTAACAGCCAAAAATACATCTCCCGCTATAGCATATGATTGACCTCGTTGTGCTTGTTGTAAATCATAATCATAAGATTGAACATACGACGTTATAGTTGTTGTACTACCATTTGGATTAACTTGATCTGTTCCAACTTCATGTTCAAATAAAACTGTTTGACCTAAACCAGATTCACCTACAATTATAGGAAATGTTCCAGTTTCCGTAGAATTAAATTTAGTTGCAACAGGATTAGGATAAACGGTTGAGTCAATCCATGTTGTTCTGGCTTCAGTTCCTATATACCAAACACCTCCTTGTAAAGGTTCTCCATAATTAAACACAACGTATTGATCATTATAATCTGATCCTTGTGATGGATAATACCAAGTTACTTCAGTAAATTGATTATTTAATCCTGCATAAATTTGTTGACCTTTGGTAGTATCTGCTTGATCATAAACATAATCTTCTACTGTGCATGGTAAAGATTTAACTGTACCGTCAAATGCAAAGAAACCATTGTTAGACATCCAATATGCAATACCATCTATTTCAACAGCTGCATTTTTACCAATCAATCCACAGTTAGTCCCAACTTGTTCAAAACCGAATGTAAATGGAGCACCAATAAATTTCATAGTATACAATGCATTATCCGTCCAAATCAAAATAGTTTCTTTTGCTTTTAATGCACCTATAATTTTTGTGCCATCTTGTAATCTTTGTGTACCAGCAGAGTTGATTGCAGTTACAGTATAATCGTTTATGTCTTCTTGTTCTGAAAATCTTATAAACATATCATCTTGTGTAGATGATGTTCCAATAGTTGTTTCTGTTCCAAGATGTATTAAGTGTCTAGTTGTAGGTGATACTAATGTAACCCTTGTTGCTGTTGGGTTATTTGTAGTTTGAAATCCTGATGTAGTTGTCGATGCTCTTGTTGTTAATCTTGCAGCATCTCCTGCATTCCATGTAAATGTTTTACCATTAGCAATTGTTGCAACAAGAACTTGTCCAAAATTACTTAATGACCATAGACCTGGTTCAAGTGATACATCTGATGCAGCAGCTGCTTCACCCCAGGCACCTGATCCCCAAGTATCAATACCCCAACCATAACCGTAAGATTGTTCTGCAGGACCAACTGGTTCATAAGGTTTAATATCAATACTACCACCTGTAGAAACTGTTGCAGTTGCATTTGTGCTTTGTGTAATTGTAAACTCTGTTACGGATACAATACCAGTTACTTGAAATAATTTATCTTCAAAGTCTGCATCAGTATAACCAGTTCCACCCGGTAAAGTTACATTATCTAATAGTACAATATCTCCTGATGATAAATTATGATTTGATCCAGTTGTAATATTACAAACTGCTGAAGCATCTGTTGTTGCAATCGTTGCAGAACTTAAAGTCGCTTTTAAAGGTGTGATGTCATAGAGTTGACCTTCAAAATAAATAAGTAAAAATTTATCTGTACCAATTGCTATATATCTATTTCCAGCTAAATCTACGAATGCAAACTCACGTCTTGCAACACCAACAATAGTATCGGTAACTAGTGATGCCCAACCACCAACTTTTTCTGGTAGACCATATCTAAATCTTACATTGTCGCAATCAACCCAACGTTGTTCGGCGCCAACTTCAGTGTTTTGTTTGTCAATTCCTGGAAAGAATTTAAAATCTAAAAGAGCCACTATTTAGCTCCTATATATTGTCTTTATATATCCAGCCTCTTGTTGCATTAACATACACCAATGTAAAAGCGACTGAATTAGTAGACACTGTTAAATCAGAAGCAGAACCTAAAACATTAGATCCATTTCTTCCAATAGTTAAATTGTTAGATGCAAGGTTATTTCCACTATCAATAAATGTAATTTCATCACCAACAGATGGACTTGCAGGTAAGTTAATTGTAACAGGTGCACCAATTCCACCTCCTGATGTATCAACTAATACTTGGTCTCCATTAACTGTAGTATACGTAGCTCCTGGTGTAATATATCCTTTTGTTATTGGACCTCTACTTATGTTAGTTCCATCAGAATATAAAACTATTTTAGAACCAATTGGTATTACTACCCCGGTCCCTGATACCGTCTTAACGGTTAAAGAAAATATTGAAGTGTTTCTATTAGTTGCATCTTCTACAATAAAAACCCTTTCTGCAGAATCAGGCATAGTGACTGTTCTGTTAGCAGATAATGTACCTGTAAATTTATAATATAAATTTTTACCAGAATCTGTAGCACCATTAGATAAACTTAAAGCTAAATCACTAGCTCCAATATCAGCGGTATAATAACCAGATGCTGCTTGTTCTAATATCTGTAAATTTGTGTTTGTAATAGTACCCCAAGTACCCGACTTTTCACCTGTCGTGATTAATTCTAATTTTATGTCATTCGAATAACTACTAGCCATTTACTTCTCCTATGGGTTATCTGGATCAATAGGGACCCAAACACCAGTTGCACCTGGATCGATTGGTATCCATGATATCACATCTACCATACTTGTTGCAAGTGCTA